TGGCACCACCGTGCAAATTGCCGCGGTTCTTGCGTGTACGGCGACCACCAGCGAGTATTGTCTTCGGAACTTCCATTCTATATTAAAAGACTAGATAAAAAACTACGCAGTTGCTTTTACGCGGTGGCTTTTACGCGTGGCTCTTCTTCTCAGCATCTGAAAGTTCACCCCACATCTTGCCAATCTTCTTGCCAAGTTCAGGAATCTTCATGCCAGGATTCTCCTTCATCAGTTGAGGGCGCACCTTATTTGCAAACTTCATGTAGCCACTCAACTTGCGCTTGCCACCCTCCTGCTTATTCTTACGCGTCTTATTGGCTCCCTTGCGCTTGCCACCCTCGATGAAACTCATATCACCCTCGGCCTTCATATGGATATTATTGGCAGCACCCTCTCCGCCACATGTAACCGTAAGTGTATCTCCAGGCTGAAGCGTAATTTCCTTGTTAACCATTTCTACTAAGGCCTTACATTTCTGCGAAGCAGAAGGCTAATCGAGTCTATGCGAGATTACATTTGGAGTCGGGGCGTCTGTCCTTTACGAATCTGGGAAATTAGGGCACTAATCTGCTTCGGGTCGTAGACACCTGCAAAATGAACTAGAAAATCACCCTGTTCCCAAAGTGGCTGTCCTTCAACTCCTCGGAGAAACGCATTAAATCTCTTGTGCTGCGCCGTAATCTCCGTTTTTGCAAAGTCATCTTCGTTTTCATCAAGAACCTTAATCATCGCCGCATTTTCCCACCAAACATGATACAGATAATCAGTTTTCTGCCATACCTTCTCCCAAAAGGCGCGCATCCACGCGGTGTTTCGGAAAAGAATATTACCAGAATTAATATGGCCGCATGCATCCAGTGTCATGAGTAGGTCTTTGTCGTTTGGAAGGAGCGGCACCATACAGTCCTCAAGACGAGTATTCAGATTTGTAATGAAGACATCTGCATCAGAAAACCAAATGAGTGCACCTTCAGGAAGACCTTTCATGACCGAAAGTACAAAGGGCACTTTTGACCACGGAATAGGCCGCTCACGATCCCAGAATTTCTCATCGCCCTGAATGTATGTATATCCGTGCTGCCTCGCATAGTCAACCTTTGATTGCAGTGCCTCTGCAAGACCTGTACGATAATCTTCACCAATGACAAGTGTCAGAATCGTAACACTCATTTGCTGATAAGTTTATTGCAATACCCTTAAAGTAGTAATCAAGGTAAAAATTTGAAACTTCAAGTCCACCCAAATTACTCCACAAATACACTATGTCAAAGGAGCGTTTCGAATATTTCAAGAATAAGGAGGGTGAGTATGTCTGTAAATTCTGTGATAAGACAACTGCAAAGCAGAGTACAATGCATATGCATTATAAGGCCAAACATTCGGGTGAATTGCCCTTTGTCTGCGATGTATGCAACAGGCGATTTTCACAGAAGCAGATTCTAGATCTACATACACGCGCACGTCATGTAGATAATGACCAAGTTGAGAAGTACCAGTGCCCCTGTTGTGACTTCGAGTCGCAGAGTTTTGCGAACCGCATTATCCACTTTACTCGAAAGCACTGCCGTAATTATTTAGATGATATGAAGGACGGGACAGGCAATGAAATTACATGTACCGAGTGTCAGAAAACTTTCAAAAGCAGCACGGCGTTTTACTACCATGCAGGAAAGTGTCTTGATAGTATCCAGGGCATTACAATTCCTCATCTAGATGAAGTACTTACTGTAGGTTAATCAATCTCTCAGATTATTCATCTCTTGAACAATGCTGTAGAGGTGGTATCCACCTGCCGCGAAGGCGAGCATAAGTAGGAGTTCATAATACGGGGTCTCTGTATTTTTTCCTTTGAGACCAATGATAATCAGAAGAGGCCCAATCAGCAATGCGTGAATTAGGTTTATATATAGGTAGGGTGATGCATTAACGAATCGAACATATGCCTTGTAGCCATGGTAGACTGTAATCACAATACCAAGAACTAATGCAGTCGTAAAGATTTCATTTGAAACAGCGGACCGTTGAAGGCCAATATAGAGAAAGAAGGGTACGACAAAAAAGATATGAAAAAGCGATAAAACAATATGAGAGTTCATAGGATTCTAAGTAGAGCACGGCTATTTTCAAGTGCGCCTTCAATCCACGCCTGTCTCATTGAGAAACTTTCGCCACAGATGAAAAGATTTGGTAGGTCGTTGAATGGTTGAAGAGTCTCTTTACTGACTTTATAGGGGTCATAGAGACCGGGTGTCCAGTAAGTCGCACCTGATTTCCACGGATGTGATTTAACAACCGTAGGATACGGAATTTCTCGTGTCGGGAACAAGCGTCGACATTCATCTGTAAGAAGTTTTCCTAAGACTTGCTCTGCAATCGGCTTCATACCACTTGCAATATTTGTCCAGACAATTGAATCACCTGCATCCGTATAGGAGATCATCACAATACCTTTGTCAGGTCGAATAGGAATAAAATAGCGAAGTCGGGTTTCTGTGACAAACTTCGGAAGATCTTCAAACCAGACTTTTCCGTTTTTTCCAGGAGGAAAGACTGCGTAGATACGATGAAGTGGCTCCATCTTTACACAAGTGAGTGCGGGAAGTGGCTTGAAGATTGGAATTTTTCTGAGTGCATCCGCATGAAGAGCACAGATGACATTTTTTGCCTGCACCGTTTTAATTATTCGAGAGTCATGTAGGCTTGGACTTCCAGTAGCAAACCAAAGTGTCAGAGTATCGTCGAGTTCAGGAGCCAGATTTTCCAGAGAATGATGAGTATGAAGATCAACACCTCTTGATTTGCAGTCATTTGTTAAAGCATCTATTAGACTATCAAGTCCCTCTTTACAAATAGAGAATCTCTGATTGGCTCCCATTTCAGTAGTGAAACTGCCGAGTGCAAGATCCGCACGTAATGTAAAGAGTTCTGCACGATACGGAAACGGGTCTGTGAAGGCCTTGGCCTTTGCAGTTCCAAAGACACCTTCAAGAATTTCACAGAGTGTATGTTTTCCGAGAATTTCTTGAGGAAGCATTTGTACTTGCGGTAACCATGTACGAAGACTATCTTCAAATGGATTGGCTACTAAGTCTGAACCATAGGTTTTTATCCAACCTGATTCATCTGAGATAGGTATCTCATGAAGATTGTATTCCTTGAGAAGGTCGCGTGTTACTATGTGGCTTGAATGAATACGACCTGCACCCTCCTCCCATTGCAGGTTCCTATCGTGAAATGTTAAGATCCGACCCCCAAGAACTCTGTATTTTTCAAACACGGAGATCTTTGCATGTGTATGGCGCTTGGCCAGTTCGCGGGCTACATAGAGTCCTGCGATACCGCCCCCAACAATGGCATAGTCGAGCATTGCCATTTACTTAATAAAGATAGAGTTTATCCAAGCCATCACTTTTCCTGTATCAGCACTGGTTACTTTATCGAGATATTCAGTATTCTGGATTGCGACAAAGGTTGGAATCTTGGAGACTTGACAGTATCCAGGAGTATACTTATTTTGGTCAATATCACATTTGAAGAAGGTTACCATAGGAAAGGTGTCGGTGATCTTCTTGAGGTCAAGATCACGGCAATATCCACACCACTCTGCTGTAAAATAGACGACCACGTATTTTGGCATCACCTTAATCCGTTCATCCTTTCCACGGGCAATGAGGGCCTCGAAATACTTATGATCCGGGAGGGGTGTCATTGTGTACATCGGGTGGGACATCGTTGGTATTTTCTTCTTTAGAGGTTTTATTTGATGGTGTAAATCGCGCCCATGTGAGTGTAAGGGCACCCACTAGAACAATAACGGCCGTGCCAAAGAATACATAGGAACTGAGGTTTCCAGCGGCTTCTAAAGCACCAACGGCGCCTGTGGCACCGCCCTTTTGCCCTGCAGCCGCTCGTAGAGCAGCAGGGTCAGTAAATGCCGAGATGGAATCGGTCGCGCTTAGAAGTTGCGGAGCCTTCTCAGCAAGTGCAACTGTACTCTTTACAGCGGCCACAGCCGGCGGAATAGTTTTCTGCACGGCATCAATCACAGGTGGAATCACCTTTTCAACGGCACACTTTGTATCTACAACAAGTCCGAGGGCTGCCCGAATTGGTCCTAAGAAGGGAGCAAACGGACCTGTTATAATGCTAAAGAGACTCTGGTCAGATTTCATCTTTTCAAAAGCGCTCGGTGTCATTACATTTCCTGCCGCGCCAGTTGAGTTCATGTAGATTGTAGAAGGGAAGAAGCGTGGGGTGCCATCAATAAAGAGAGACTTTGTATCATATAAGAGATACAGTGCAGAATAAGTTGTCCATAATAATGAAAAGACAGTGAGAATACCACTTATTGTGAAAAGAAGCATTGCGAGTCCACCCATAAAATCACCCGCTGCAAAATGACTGAGGCCAAAGGGAAGACTCAGAAATCCGACATAGAGAAGAAAGAATATAGGGCTCGGTGCAGTATCTGGTGCGGCAGATCCAGTTCCGTGAAATATACCTGCACCTAGGCCAGTGGGTCCAAAAAAAGGCACTGAAAGGCCGTATTTGTTCACAGAATCCCATTCAGCAAATGTCTGAACTATATCATAGATCCACCAGAAACCGAAGGCGAATAGATTTACAAAGACTTTCAGTGCGGCCGTTCGTGGTGAACGGAGAAGAATATGATCAACTGCAAAAAATCCACCTACAATTGTAATAAATGTAAAGAGAGTCGGTGAGATTTGTGAGCCCCCCCATGACTTTGCGGATGTATGGTCAAATGAACCTAGGAAAGACATCCCTACTAATCTGTATCCGTCTTTGTGCTAGGCAAACAATCCGTAGGCACTTCAAATCCCTTAGATCGGAGATGACTCAAGAAATCAGATGGAAAGCAATCGGCCTTGAAGAAATCACACGGCGCCTGTGTGGGGTCGGGTAGACGAATTGAGACTGGGCCCGATGTCATTCGGAATCCAAACTCTCTGAAATTTGTCAAGACAAAGGTTCCATTTGATTGAGGATAGAGTTCAAAGTTGCGTAGCGCAAATCCGTATTTCCAAAAGAGAAGCCAAAGGTCCTCAAATTCATCATACATTGTGTCAGGTTCATTCCATTCAAAGTCTTTTTCAAATGATTCACAGGCTCTTGGAATCCACCACCGCTCAAATGCATAGTCTTGAATAAGTTTACGCCCAATACGTCGCACACGTTGCTGTGTAATTGAATCGTGTTCCATTATCTGATATCATTCAATGATAACAGATAGTAGTTTCAATTTTTTGGACACCTTAGATTGTAAAGAGAACACCACCGAATCCATCCACTACGCGCAGAACATTATGGTTCTTTGCATAGACACGAACTGTGCAGTTTCCAAGGGCAGGAATCGTCGCTTGATTCGTCATTATTTGCAGTACAATACTGTCAATACGACTAGCATTCATTGAACCACTCGGCTGAAGTTCTTCAGGACGGAGTGCAAGACTATAACAGTAGATAAAATCATCTGATGGAATGGTTGTATGGCGTTGCCACGGTTGAACTAGACGGAAATAAGTTGCATCGCGAACTTGGAAGCGGTCAAATCCGTCGAGTTGTAAAACTGCATTGGCGAGAATATCTGTACGGACTCCTGTTTCATTGACACTTAGACTACTGAAGTTGAACCACTCCTTATTATTAATTACGAGTTGTCGCTGGAGCACCCAGATAAACTCACGAATCGGATGATTAAATTCAATCGGCACAGGAATTGACTGTGAACTCGGAGGAATTGCAATTTGTGACGTATACTGAATTTGTTCAATAAGATATTCGTGTGCTGTACTTACAAATCGTCGGCGCTCATCCACATCCAGATAGACAAAATCACCCCACAGTGTGCAATCGGTTATATGGGCCGGCTTTACGGTTATATCTACACAGTCTTGAATGACATTCGGTGTCCAGAAGCACTGTTGAAGGGGTCTAAACGTAATATTAATCCGGACAGGATGATATTGTAGAGCAAGGAGTGGAAGATAGAGGCCGGGATTCTTACAAAACCAGAATTGAAGTGGCACATAGAGTTTGAGGGGTCCAATCAGTGTAGGTTGAGAGAATCCATCCACTTTGCCAATCATATCATAAAAACCAAACTTCTGTGATTCAGTTGTGGTGAGATTTGACCAAATCTCCATCCATTCTCCAGTTTGGCGATCAATCTCCTGCTCACCAATGGTCAGTGTAATCTCTTGGATAAGTGCATGACCTATAGAATTTACATAAGCAACAGTTTCACCCGTAGTGGAGAGATAGAGTGGGGGAAGTGTAATCTCTAAAATACAGGGACCGAGTAAATCTCCACTCCGAGGAACGAGCCAACTGATTTTTTTTCCAAAATCAGGTTCATTGTCTGAATACATTTCAACAGATTCAATGGCAAAATTCGTATGACGACGATAGACAAACTTAAACCATGTTATCTGAGGGTTTCCCGTCAAGAAAACATCTTGTTTTCCAACTGCGACGAGTTGTAATAGACCACCGTTGCCAGTCATCTCGCGGCGCTTCTGAATGATGGAGTGATTCTTAGTAGAAGGTAGTAGCGCGATGGATCCTCGCATGAATTCAAGAAGAGGATATGACATGGATTTGACGGTCCTCCGGTCACTTTTTGCACTTGATCCTAACACAAATATTCCAATCAGCACAAACTGGCTCATGACAGCAGATGGAATTGGTGGTGTTCAATGGAAAGGTTTGGCATCGTATATGAGTACCGTAAGCATTTCAAATATTAGCATGTTTGATACGACACTTACTAACGATCCTTATCGCCACAATATTACAATCACAAATGGTGCATTATTTGTTGACGGTGCTCCTGTGACTGGATCAGGTCTTAACATTGTTCAACTTGCAAGTAGTCTACAAGGCCTTGGTACCTATGGTTATGTTAGCACATTAAGTCTTTATAGTACTGTAAGAGGACTTGGCACAGCCGGCTATGTGAGTTCTGGTACACTGACATCAACTGTAGTAGGTCTCGGTACAGCAGGTTATATAAGTACTGCTAGTTTCTATAGTACGGTTGTTGGACTTGGTACAGCAGGTTATGTTAGTACTGCACAGTATAATAGTTTCTCTAATTTAATTTATAACAATATTTCATATATTTCCTCAGGTAATCTTTACAGTACAACAACAAATCTTCTTGGATATATTGACGATATAATTAATTCCCAGGGCAATGGATCCATTAGTAGTTTCACTGTGAATGGAACTGCAAATTTCTATTCAACCCTTTCAGTTGGCACTTTTTTTTATATTAATGGAAACATCTCAACACTGAGTACAAGTATTGGAGATACCATTGTAAACTTAGGTACAACTCCTGGTTATCTCAGTAGTTTGAACAGCCGATCGTTAAGTACGGGCATGATTGGTCTATCAAGTATTAACTTCATGGATACAGTAACAGGTGTAAAACAACTTGTTGCTGTGACAAATGGCGTCTTTCAAGTGAATGGAGCGTCCATTACAGGAGATGTAACTACAGGAAATCTAACATCAACAGTCATCGGACTCGGCACAACTGGCTATCTTTCAACAGTGGTTTTTACTGGTGTTGTAAGTACTGCAAATTTGGTAGGGTTGATTAGTAGTGCAAATCTGAATGGAATTGTAAGTAGTGCGAATCTGGTTGGATTGGTAAGTAGTGCAAATCTGGTAGGCTTGATAAGTTCAGGAAATCTGGCTGGACTTGTAAGTACACCGAATCTAGAGGGCCTTGTAAGTTCGCCTAATTTAATTAGGTTTATCAGTACCGCCAACTTAGCAAATCTAGTGAGTACACCGAATCTAGCAGGCCATGTGAGTACTCCAAACTTAATTGACCTCGTGAGTACAGCCAACCTGCGTGATTTTATCAGTACACCCTACTTTGATTCACAGACAACAAGTAGTTTAAGGGGACTTGGCACACTTGGATATCTTTCAAGTTTCCAAGCGCATGAATTAAGCACAGGACTTCTACAAGTATCATCTATTCGATTTATGGACTCCACAACAACGGCGCCAAATGCAGGTACATTTAGTTTACTTAATGTCAGTTCTGGACAATTGCTCTTTAATGGAGGCTATACAGGTTCAGGTGGAGGAGGAGGTGTTACGCAACTTGTTGCAGGCACAGGTATTATATTGGATCCACCCGTTGGCACAGGTGCAGTTAATGTTTCAGTTAATAGTAGTAGTTTAGTTGACTCACCACTAACAAGTACGCTCAATGGTCTTGGAACGGCTGGATATATCTCCTCCTCACAATTACAGAGTTCAGTAGTTGCACTAAAACAGAGTTTTTTTGTGGTAAATGCCAACACAATCTACCTACAAGGTACTGGTAATTCATTAACTGTAAGTAGTTTAGCAAGTATAGTCTACTTAAGTTCCTTTCTTCAATCAACCGTGACTTATAGAGGTTCAAATGGAACAATCGCTCCTCAATGGACAGTAGGTACACAAGCAATCTCCTTTACAACTGCAAATTTACAATTAGATTCTTTTTCCACATTAATTACATCGAATGCAATAGTAAACATCGAAGTTCTCGGGAACTTCATGTTTAGTCCTCTTGCACTTCCTCAGACCCCAGTACCCATTTATATGTCAAGTTTTGTTAGAAGTGGCGTAACAGGTAATGCTAATTATCTAAGTAGTCAAATGTTCCAAACGATGTTCTTCCCTACGAATTATAATAGTGGAATTGCAGGTGGACTCTATGGCAATATAAGTAATTACTTTGCTCCAAAGATTAAAATGAGTATCCCTGGTTCTGTAGTACAGAATTTCTATCCGAATGCGCCATTAGTGCTAGGACACTATCTTCCGAATGCTGTAACACTTACAACAACACAGGGATTCTTAAACTCAAATACAACTGTTTTCTTTGGTTCAACGAACTCCGTTTTTATTTCAGTTCAAAATATGCCTTAGAGTAGGGAATGAATAAGAAGTCATATGATACAGATGAAATAACTCTTCGCAAAGTGTATGCGAGGACATCGACAAATACAGCAGTGCCTGCGATGACTGTACTAACAGCAGATGGAACTGGTGGAACCTATTGGGCGATTCCTAGTACACTTGGATATAATCCGAGTTTTAACCAAATTGCGACTGATGCTGGAACCTTTACGGCAAGTTTACCATATAATACATTTACGCTCAGCCAAGGTGGAGGTATTGGTTTTGTTCAAGGCGCTGCTACAAACCAAATGTACATCTATTCGAAGGGCTTCAATCAGATTACTGCAGTGGGTGGAAATACCCTCTATGGTTTTTCAAATAATGTCACAACACCTAATCTGACCTTTGCCGCGACAGGTGGTATTAGTCTCCAAGCAAATCCTGTGACAAATACACTGACCTTTACCGGCAATGGTATTCCCATTAGTACAACACTCAATTCATTTCAGAGTTTGAAGGTGTTTCCGAGCCTCTCTACACCCACTGGGCAGATATCCTCTCTTTCTGGATTTACCGTACTGAGTGCAAATAATTACTCTTCCATTTTAACACTTGCAGGAACAGGCCAAATTAGTCTCACTTCTGATTACAATGCGAATGCAGTGTTTATTGGATTAAATGCAAGTACTCTTGTTACATCGAATCTAACATCGATAATTGTAAGTACAACCAATGTAACGACCTCTAGTTTTACACTTCTTGATACATATAGTCAAGTACAAAAAACTCTCTATTCATACAACGGAAATCTCTTTTTGAATGGAGTTGCTGTTTCAGGTGCTGCTGCTTCACTTGTTACATCTGTAAATGCTGGTTCTAATATAATTATGGGTCCAAGTGGTTCAGGAGGTGGAACACAAGGTGATGTCACTGTAAATGTTGATATGAGTTTCTTGGCAAGTACTGTCATTGGCCTTGGAACGGCCGGTTATATAAGCACAACGAGTGGTGGAGGTGGTTCAATAAATGCAACCGGTTTAGTGAGTACGGCAAATCTAGCAAGTCTTGTAAGCACGGCAAATCTAGCGAGTATTGTAAGTACATCGTATTTGACTAGTCAATTTACTTCAACTGTGATCGGCCTTGGAACTAGCGGCTATTTAAGTTCATTAAATGGTATATCGTTAAGTACAGGAACAGTTTTCACGTCATCAATCAGTTTTATTGATACATCATTGAATACTAAACAATTACTTGCTGTTAATGGCGGTACATTACAACTAAATGGTGCCGCAATTACGGGTGGTGGTGGCGGCACTCTTCCTGGAGGGTTAGTGAGTACGAGTTATTTGGAAAACGCAATTCTTGTTAGCAGTATATTTAATCGGTCAGGTGTCATGAACTTCTCTTCTCTTTTTGTAAATAGTGTGCCAATTATTTTTGACCAGTACGCGAATCTAGCAGTTTCATTTCAGATCTTATAAGTAGATGCCAGGTGAACACAAAGAAGAACCAGTTTTTACAGCCTTCATAACAGATAGTTACAGTGTAACAGTATCTGTTAGCACAGCCACAATTACCTTTCAGTATCAAGAAAGTACATTTGATTTTACTGGCGGACTTTCTTGTTTAATTAATGAATCTTTAATAACTCTATCTTCAAGTAGTGGAACGGGTGGAAATGGAACTGCTTCATTTAGTATAACAGGTGCAAATGCGAAATATTTTACACAAGGATTTACACAAAAGTATCAACTAATTTATAATTTTATTCCATCAGATTTTTTTTATTATTATTGGTCGCAGGCATCTGATGAAAATAATATAAACTTAGCAACAAGTGGAAATGCATTTATAGCAGTAGGTATTAGTGATCGAAATAAATCAATTCTATTACCTCCTGTTGCTTCAAAACCTGGATATATCTATCGTATTAAAATTACAAATTATGCGTCTCCAAATCTATTACGTATTTCTCCATATTTTTCTACATTTAATGGTACTACAAGTTTAACAGCAGGGAGTGCACCTTATGATAGTAGTATAGATGGCGCCTCATCAACGATTCGTCTAGAAGGGCAAAACTATTCAATTGCACTTGTATCTGATGGAACAAATTGGTCTATTATAAGTTTATATGTATCCTCTCTATTAACCCCTGCTGTGGCTAGTGTAAGTGGTTCATCATCTACAGAATCCACACCTAAACAAATCCTATATCATTCGACTGCAAGTATATATAATATTATTATTGCAGCTATGAACTATTCATTTATTAAGAATATTTGTATTTTAAATAAGGAAGAATCTGCTACAAATTTTTATATATATTTTCCACTGAGAAGATCAGTTGATAATATTACAGCAGGGCCAGGACAACGAATTAGAATTACATTAAATATACCTGCAAATAGTTTAGGAACAATTACACTTACATATGCTAATAGTCAATACTACATATTAGGCTATTATATATTTGGAACTGGAGATAATATTACGAATAATACATCCTCCTCTGCAGCACCTATTCTAACAAAAGGTATAAGTTTTACTACTACTATTCCTGATGCTGGTAGAATAGTGAATTATGAAATACCACCAGCAGAATTAAGTTCAAATTATTCAATTATTAATATCGTAAAACTAAATAATGATACATCATCAGTAGATAGTGTTACAATTAATAAACCAAGCAGTCAAGGGTCAAGTTATTTTGCAATTACAAATACAACAACTATAAAACAATTATCTATTGGCCTTGTAAATTATCGGTATAGTTGTATATGGTTAGCAAAATATTATGATAGTACGTATGACACAATTATACTACCTGTGCATTATTATTTGGCAACCGCAAATGGTGGTGGAATTACCCCTTAATATGAATAAAAACTCTGTAAGTAGGAGGAGATGTCATCGAGAAAAACATATGACACAGATATTATTACTCTGCGTCGTATATTTGCGGTATCACCTGCAACAAATGCCCCGATTCCGTCAGGAAATATTTTAGCGACAACTTCACATGGGGAAGCGGCCTATGTAGATCCGTATTCTATTCCTGGAATTTCACAATTGAGTACTGCTCTTTTATCGCTTCCGAGTACGATTTCAACATCCGTTGCTGGAATAGGTGGTGTAAGTCAACTTCTTGCTGGAAGTGGAATTTCATTGAGTCCTACAAACGGTATTGGCATTGTTACACTTACTGCAACTGGTGGCGGAGGTTCTGTGACGACGGCTAATTTAACAAGTACTGTCATTGGTCTGGGTACGGCTGGATATCTCTCTTCTGCCACAGGGGTTGCCGCGATTCCTGGAGGATTAGTGAGCACTGCGAACTTGGCAGATTTAGTGAGCACATCGTATTTTACGAGTCAATTGGCATCAACTATCATTGGTCTCGGAACGGCTGGATATCTATCAAGTGCTGTTGCTGCGATTCCTGGTGATTTAGTGAGCACTTCGTATCTAGCAACTCAACTCGGTTCTACTATGATTGGTCTCGGAACGGCTGGATATCTTTCAACCATTCCTACATCACTTCAAAGTCTTTCGATCAGTACAGGAAACATATTTACTTCAAGTGTCATGTTAATTGATACAACGGTCGGTTTTGGATACACTGGATTTGCAAATGAATTAATTGTAAGTTCTGGTAATCTTTTATTAAATAATTCTTTTCTTTCAGGTGGTGGGGGCGGTGGAGGTGCTGTATCACAACTTATAGGAGGTACAAATATAACTATTTCTCCTCCTGGTGGAACAGGTGTCGTAACAATTAATGGAGCCGCAGCACCCAGTTTAGCTGGATTTGTTAGTACTGCGAACTTGGCCAATTTAGTAAGTACTTCATATTTTACAAGTCAACTAACGTCCACTGTGATTGGCCTTGGAACGCTTGGATATCTCTCGTCTGCCACAGGGAGTGCTGTGATTCCTGGGGGATTAGTCTCGACGGCCAATCTGGCTAATTTAGTCAGTACTGCAAATCTGGCTAATTTAGTGAGTACTGCAAACTTGGCTAATTTAGTCAGTACTGCGAATTTGGCTAATTTAGTGAGTACATCGTATTTTACAAGTCAATTAACATCTACTATTATTGGTCTCGGAACGGCTGGATATTTATCCACAATTCCTAACTCACTACAAAC